CATCCACCTGCGCCGGCGTCAAGCTCGGCCCGCCCGCGAAAATGGCGAACGTGGCGCCCGGCCACAGTTCGGGCGCCGTCCAGTATTGCTTCATTACTCGAGCGTGAAGTCGCGGATCTCGTACGGCGCGAGCAGCGCCTTGACCGCGAACGGCGCCTCGAAGAGCTGGCGTTCCGAGAGCAGCTCCCGGTTCTCGTAGAAGTTCCCGACCAGGAGCTTGATCGCCGCCTTGATCGCCTCGGGAATGTTTTCGGCGTAATCGGTCGGGCTCGCGGCGCCGGGCGTGTAGCCGGCGGTGTAGGTCACCAGCACGGCGTTGATTTCGCCGGTCTTGACCGTCGGCCAGATGACCCCGTACGCCGGCACGATGCGCGCCGGCACGCTGTAGGTGTCGACCTGGTACTGATCCGCCGCGAGCGTCGTGAGCGTCCCGCCGGAATCCACGTATTTCACGCTCGCGACGGCGGACACCTTACCGCGCGGCAGGCGGATCTCCCGATACCAGTTGTCGAGCCGCAGCTCGAGCGTGCGCTCGACGAGCGTGCGCCGGCAGTAATTCTCGACCCATTCGCGCGCGCCCTGGACCAGGGCCGAAATCAATGCATCCTGGTCGGTGATATCGCTGTCGATGCGCAGGTGGAGCTTGGCCTCGGCGAGCGTGATCGGCTCCGCCGGCGGGGCGGCCGGCTCGGTGAGCGAGTAGCGCATGCTCTAGAAGAGCCGCCGCTCGCCGCTCGGGCCGGTCTGCACTTCCGCGCGCTTCGCCCCGCGCCTGCGGGTAGGCTTGAGCACCGCGGGCAGCGCTTGCGGTTCCACCGCCACCGCCACCGCCTTCCCCGTGCGGATGAACTCCGCCGCCAGCCGGTCCGGCAGGTCGTAGACCCGTTTCGTACGGTAGGCGAAATTCGCCCCCGCGACGCTTTCCTTGAACTCGACGCGCATGGTTTCTCCTTTTCCAGGGGCGCGCTGCCACGCCCCTGGAAAAGGAGGCCGCCGGGTGGCGGCCTCTTGACCGATGCCTCAGTCAGATCAGTCCGGAGACGGATGCGTGAGGTGCTTGATCGGATCGGTGCCGGCGTCGATGATGTCGCCGTCATGCCGGGAGAAGGCATAGAAACCGATCTGCCCGTTCCCGATATGGAGCTCGTTCGCCCGCACGATCAGCATCTGCGCCACGTCGCGGATCCAGTACTTGCTGAAGAGCCCGAAGCCGACCGACTTGTTCGAGGCCGCGACCGCCGCCATGTGCTGGTTGATGTTGTAGCGATAGCCGAGGATCGTGTCGGGCTCGCGCACCGCCATCCCCGGCACCCACAGCGGCCGGTTGTCGGCGTCGAGCAGCTTCTTCAGGATCTTGAGCGTGCCGTCCGCGAACTGCCAACTGCAGCCGAGCGTGCGATACGCCGGATCGACCGAGTGTTCCATGTCGACCAGGTCGGCATAGCTCACCGACGTCGCCGAGGCGGCGGTCACACCCGAGCTCGATGCCGGGATGAAGCCGTTCGGCTGCGTCGAGCCGTTGCCCACCGTGAAGTGCCGGTTGGTCCCGCGCGCGACCCGTTCGGCGATGAACTGCCGGATGAAGGTTTCCAGGTTGAACGCGGAATCCTGCAGGAGCTCGAGCGACACCAGGCAGAGCGTCCGGTACATGAACGCATTGAGCGTCACCACGCCGAACGTCGGATCCTGCGGCGAGGTCAGCGCCGAACCCTCGCCGATGATCGAGGCCTCCTGCGAGGTATCGTCCACCGTCGGGATCGGGAGCGCGTTGCCGCTGTCCGTCGTGATGACGGTTGCCGCCGGCCGCACGCCGCCGAACGCCAGCATGTTGACCTGCAGCTCGTTCACGAACCCTTCCGGGATCGTGTAGCCGCCGGCCGCGACGGTGGTGCTCATCGCCCGCTGCTCGGTGTCGAAGAGCGGCATGTCCTGGTTGAGCGTCCGGTAACCCTGGCGCAGCAGGATCTGGTCGTCCGGCTCGAGCGACTGCAGCCCGAATCGGAGGTTGCTCCAGAACGCCCGCTTGTAGCGCGCCTTGAGCTCGTTCCGCTGCTCCTCGGTTACCTGCCCCGGGGTATGACGGCCGCTGCGCCGGTCCTGCGCCGGGCGCTGCAGCTCGGCATCGACGTGTTCCTGCTTTTCCGCCCTCTCGATCTGCTTCTCGAGTGCGGTCAGCTCGACGTCGCGCCCGTCCCACTGCGCCTCGAGCTCCTTCACCCGGGCCGCGTCCTGCTCGTCCCCGATCTGCGCCAGGCACTGCCGGTTGAGTTCCGCAAGATTGGCGCGCTTCTCGCGAAGCTCTTTCGATTTGCTGAAATTCATCGAATGTGCTCCTTGTGAATGAAAAAGGCCGCGGATGCGGCCCGGTTTACTGCCAGCGCGAGGTCTACCCTAGCGCGCCACCTGCGAAGCCTGTTTGTTGCGGATCCGCTGGATCGCGGAGCGCCGCACGATCGCCGCCGCGTTCTGCGTGGTGAGCCCTTTCGGCCGCCTCTTGCGGAATTCCTCCAGCGAGCGCAGCCCGACGTCCGTCGTCGGATACGCCGGGAACGTCACCGGCGAGACGTCGAAGAGCTCCACCTCGAGGAGCGTCCTGAGCGGCACGTCGCCGGTTTCGTCCCATTCCTCTTTGCGCACGCGGAAGGCAAAGCTCATCTGCGAGACGTCCCCGCGCTCGATCGGCGTCAGCACCAGGTCGCGCACGAGCTGCGTGTCGGGCGGGAGGACGTCCACCGCGAGGCCCTTGTCGTCCTCGCTGAGCGACAACGTCTGCGCCTTGGTCCGCCCGAGGATCCAGTTCTCGTCGTGGTTGAAGAGCGCGCGCACGTCGTCTTCGGCCACCGCGCGCTTGAACGCCCCGGGGGCGATCCGCTCCCGGAACCAGCGGCCGATGTCGATCGTCGTGTTGAACACCGCGGCGTGGCCGACGATGTGCGGCGTCTCACCCTCCGCGCGGCGCTCGATCGCGAGGCGATCGACGGTGAAGGCGCGGCGCTCGATTTCATCCGATCCGCGCGAGTCACGCAATGCATCCAGCGCGGCATCCAACCCGCGCGTTTTAACATCGATAACGAGTTCGGCCTTTGCCATATCGATCCTTTCAATGCAGCCAGATGGCCGCCGTTTTCCGGTTCCGTTTGACTTGCCGCTGCCGGGGCGAATCCGTGACCGTCTGGTCGAGCCGCGCGTTTCTTACCGTAACCGAAAGTTGAATCGCCATGCCGACGTCTCCTTACTTGTCCAGTGAATCGCTCGCCACGGTCCCGAGCGGGTTGCCGTCCTTGTCGTAGACTGCGCGCCGCGGCTTCTTCACGGCTTTCACGATCTTTGCCAGCCCGGCTTCGAGCTGGCGGTTGCCGTTCTGCAGATCCTGCCGCAGATCGCGTGCGTCCCGGACCATCCGATCCGATGCGGATCGGATGGCTGTCGCGGTCGCAGCCATGTCCGGCAGGTGGTGTTCGTGCGTTACCGAGTGTTCGAATTTCTCGGGAAGGTTTACGGCGACCGAAGGCGGCGAGACATTGACTACCGGAGCCCCGACGTTGACCTCGATGTTGCGTCCGCCGTCGTCCTCGGGATCCCTCGGCGGCGCCGCCGGCGTGGCCTCTGGCGCCGGATCAGGTTTCGCGCCGACCCCCATGTTGAGCGGCGTGATGACCTGGTCCATGCCCTCTTCGCCAAGCGTGTTCCAGTCCTCGATCTCGCGCGCTTCGTTGCGCGTGAGGAACGGCGCGCCAACCGCCACGCGGAAGCCTTCCATGCGGCTCTTGAAATCTCCCCTCTGCAGCCCGTCGAGGTTGAACTTGGAGTAGACCCCGGAGCCGCGGCCGAAGAGCTTGCGGTTGATTTCCTGCTCGATCCGCACGCACCAGGGCGTGATCGTGTGCTTGGCGTAGCCGATGTCCTGCTGCTCGATGCCGGTGCCCCATGAGGTCGATCGCTCCGTATCCCCTCCCAGGTGAGGCGGCACGCCGTAGAGCCCGAAGATTTCCGAGCGCGAGAGCTTCCGTGACTCGAGGAGCTGCGCATCCTCGAGCGGCATCGTGTACGTATGGAGTTTCGATCCCTCCTCGAGCACGAGCACCTTGAAGGCGTCGCTCACGTCGCCGAATTTTTCGGCGATCGAATTGGCGAGGTTTTTCTGCGCCTCCTCTTTCATGCGCCCGGGCGTCTCGAGGATCGCTCCAGGCTTTGCGCCGTTCTTGAAAAAACTCCCCGTGAACAGGTCCATCGCCTTGCTCGTGCCCAGCATGTCGCGCTGGTAGCGAATGACCGACAGCCCCTTGATGCCGTCGTACCCCAGGCCGGGGATGTGGAGTATCTCCTCCGCCGCCAGGCGTTCGCTGCCGCCGGGGATCTGGACGTTGTAGAGCTGCGCGCCCGCGTCGTTGCGATAGGGCTCGACTTCCCACGGCATGAGCGGCAGGAGCTCGCCGGCGGCGCCGTTTTTCAGCCACTCGATGCGGGAGTAATGATTGCCCCAGAGCAGGACGTGGGCGAGCATGAGCTCGCGCCAGGTGAACGAAGTGTGATAGGCGTTCGGGGAATCGTGCAGGAGGGAATAGGCCCAGTGCCGCGGCGCGAACTCGCGCCCGCGT